GCATTGCGGACCAAACAGAGATACTCGAAACGCTCACTTCCATCATGCGTGGCGAAAGTCGTTCCGCTATCTTAAAAGGTGTTGGTGAAGGTGCGCAAATAATCGAAGAAGAAATGCCGCCAACGACACCAGAACGTGTACGTGCTGCTGAATTACTTGGTAAGCGATATGCGATGTGGACGGATAAACAGCAAGTTGACGGTGTGGCGCAAGTGGTGATTGTCGATGACATCTAATGTGAAGAAGATTAAGCTATCCGAAATCCTTACAGAGCAATTTAAATCATTTTGGAGAGCGTCGAGAGCGAAAGAACATCTACGGTATGTTTTAAAAGGCGGGCGTGGTAGTGGTAAATCATTTCATATACCGATGCGAATACTTAATGACATTATGGAATATCCAGTATCAGCGTTAGGGATTCGCAAGGTACAAAATACGATATTGAAATCCATTTACGCCAACTTTAAAGCAGCAGCTAATATTTTGGGTGTACGTGATTCGTTCCGCTTCGTTGATTCACGACTGGAAATCACGTACATTCCAAGGGGTAACAAAATTTACTTTGCAGGAGCCGACGATCCAGAGAAAATTAAGTCGATTAAAGATGCGGATTTCCCACTTGCTATTGTTTGGTTTGAAGAATTAGCAGAGTTTAAAAACGAAGATGATGTGACGACAATTGAAAACTCTATTCTACGGGAGGAGTTGGAAGGAAAGATTCATTCTGAATCAGAACGCAAAAAAGCGTATCCTTTCGACTACTCCTTTTATTATTCATACAATCCGCCAAAACGTAAGCAGAGTTGGGTGAATAAGAAGTACGAGAGTGCATTTGTTGATGAAAATACTTACGTGGACCATTCAACATATTTAGGCAATCCACATTTGTCGAAGAAGTTTATCGAAGAAGCTGAAAATGTGAAGAAAAATAAGCCGCTTAAATATCGTTGGGAGTACATGGGAGAACCTATTGGCTCTGGTGTCGTACCGTTCGACAACTTACAAATTGAGAAAGGTATCATCACAGATGAAATGGCCGCTTCATTCGATAATATTCGTAACGCAGCCGATTTCGGTTATGCTACAGACCCTTTAGCGTTCGTACGATGGCATTATGACAAGAAGAAAAACGTTATCTATGCACTGGATGAACATTATGGCCAAAAGATTAGTAACCGAGAGTTCGCCAAGTGGCTGCACAGACGAGGTTATCAGTCAGATGAAATATTCGCCGATAGCTCCGAACCAAAATCTATTGCAGAACTGAAGAATGAGCATGGTATTAAGCGCATCAAAGGCGTTAAGAAGGGTCCAGACAGCGTTGAATATGGCGAGCAATGGCTTGATGACTTAGACGCTATTATCATTGACCCGCTTCGTACGCCAAACATTGCAAAAGAGTTCGAGAACATCGACTATCAAACAGATAAAGACGGTAATCCGAAACCACGACTAGAGGACAAGGATAACCATACAATTGATGCCACACGCTATGCTTTCAATGATGATATGCGTAAACGTAACGGCTTTACATTCTTAAAATAACGAGGTGAAACAATGCATAATATATACAATTTCGGTACATCAACATATACAGATGAATTGATTGCACAAATCAATAACAATGCACCGAAACAAATCGACAACGTTAAGAAGCTATACGACGACTTTGACAATAAAGAAATGTTGAAGGGGCAAAGATACTACCGCAACGAATCAGATGTGTTACAGCGCGAAATATACGCGTATAGCGATGGCAATAAGGTTGTTGACCGCGACGCAACGAATGAGAAAGTACCAAGCGGTATGCACAAGGTTCTGGTAGACCAGAAGGTAGCGTATTTATCTGGTGAAGCGATGTCATTCGGTAGTCGTTCAGATAATCAGAAACAACTAGAATTGCTTGAAGAAATCATCGGTGAGCGATGGGAAGATACATTACCAGAACTGATTAAAAATGCTTCTAACAAAGGTTTAGAGTGGTTACACCCATTCGTTAACGAAAACGGTGAGTTCGATTATATGATTGTTGGAGCAGAACAACTTATCCCAATCTACGATTCACACAAACGTTTCAAATTGACCGCTGCTATCCGCTTCTACTCAGTAGGCGAGAATCACATCAAACTAGAGTTATGGACAGATACAGACGTTACGTACTACGAAATCATTGATAATAAAATCGTGATTGATGTAACACATGAGATTAATCCAGCGCCGCATTTCACGAACGCAGAAGGTACAGAAGCTAAGTCATGGGGTAAAGTACCGTTCATCAAGTTTGCAAACAACTCGGAAGAACTGAGTGACTTACACTTCAATAAGTTAGCGATTGATGCATACGAAAAGTTAATGAGCGATGCACAGAATACACTTGTGGATATGCAAGAACTTATTTATGCGTTGATTGGCTATGAAGGTGAAGACCTCGGAGAGTTCCAACGTAATCTGAAACGATACAAAGCGGTGAAGTTATCACCAGAGGACGGTTCAGACCTTCGAACGATTACAGCAGAAGTACCAACGGCAGCGTATCAACTACAAGCTGAAATGTTGCGAAAGAATATCATTACCTCCGGCCAGGGTGTTGATCCATCGCCTGACGTTATCGGTGATGCACCTTCGGGTGTGGCATTAGAAAACTTGTACAGTTTACTGGATATGAAAGCGAGCATGATGGAACGCAAGTTCACATTAGCTTTGCGTGAGTTCGTGTACTTCATTCAAGTGTACTGCGAACTGGCGAACGTTGGCGACTTTGATTACCGCGATGTTACATTCACATTCAATAAGATGTTATTGACGAACGAAAGTGAAATCATTGATATGGCTGTTAAATCATCGGCTGTTATTTCAACTGATACAATTCTCGAGAATCATCCGTGGGTAAAAGATGTCGCACAAGAAAAGAAACGTTTGGAAGCGCAACAACAAACTGAATTAGATGCTTATAGCGAGCGCTACGGCTCATTAACAGGTGATGAAGATGCCGAAGAAGATAACTAATCAATTAGATATCATCGAGCGTGTAGATGCACTTATTGCCCACTCTGAAAGCATTGTTAATGAACTGTTAGCAAAGCGGCTGAAAGAGATATTACAAACACTTAACAATATGTATAGTAAGTTCGTCAAAAGTGATGAAACAAGCTATACAGACCTTAATAAGTACAATCGTTTATCAAAAGAATTGGAACGCATCGGCAATCAACTTAACGAGGACTACAAACAGATTGTGAAAGATATTACCGCTTCGACGCAGAATATTTACGTCGAGCAATTCCTTATGAGTGCTTATCTATTCCAAGTGTATCAAGGTACAGAGGATGGTTTTGGTATTCCGAGTGAAGAAGTTATTGCTGCTGCACTTATCAATCCAGTTGAATATTTACGATTACCAAAAGTATTTGAAGCACAGCGCGATCAAACCATTAGACGAATTAATATCGAAATATCATCATCGCTACTTGCCGGTGAAGGTTACTGGAAAATGGCGGAACGGTTAGAGAAAACATTTAGCTTTTCCCAATCCAAAGCACGTACAGTTGCACGCACAGAAGGTGGGAGAGCGAGAGAAATCGCAGACCAAGCAGTTACAGAAGAAATGCGGAAATACAGCGAGATACAACTTGTATGGCTCGCCACGCTTGATGTGGATACTCGACACTCACATCGTAAACTAGATGGGCAGAAAGCTGATAAAGACGGTTATTTCCATTACAAAGGTATGACTGCAACTGGACCTCATATGTGGGGTGTGGCAAATATGGATATTAATTGCCGGTGTGTGAAGATTAAACTGATTAATGGTCAATTGCCCGCAGTAAGGCGCGGTAGAGATTACAGCGATGCGACGTATCAACAACGTTTGGCAGATAAGATTGACGAGTACATGACAAGCGGTGATACGTACGCACAGGCGTATAAAAAAGCCTTTAAGCGTATTAAGCCACCAAACATGACAACACCGTTTGTTACGTATGAGGAATGGCGTCACAATGCGTAGATACAGCATAAAATTGAGATTTTGAGATTCGTCCTGAGCATGACGTTAAAAGGCTTTTTATCATGCCCCAAATCGTGTCGAACACGTTAAAAACGAAAGGAGAAATAGCATGAACAAGGAACAATTGATTGAATTAGGTCTGACAGAGGAACAAGCGACAGCAGTTGTTGATGGCTTCGGGAAAATGATTCCGAAATCCCGCTTCGATGAAAAAGTAGCGGAAGTCAACGATTACAAACAGCAACTTACAGGCCGCGATACACAGCTAAAGGAATTGCAAACGCAAGCCGCTGGTAATGAGGAATTGCAACAACAGATTATCGCGTTACAGCAGCAAAACGAGCAAGTGCAAGCTGAGTATCAACAGCAATTACAGCAGAAAGAGTTTGATTTTGCATTAACGGAAGCGCTACGTGATGCAAAAGCGAAAAATCCGAAAGCTGTAAAAGCTTTACTGGATAGCGAGTCTATCAAGTATGAAAACGGTGAGTTATCGGGCTTATCAGAACAATTGGAAAAGCTGAAAAAGTCCGATGATTATCTTTTTGTGGCAGAAGGTCTTAAAGGCAACACACCACCACAAGGCGGCGGAGCACCACAAGTAACAAAAGAACAGTTTAACGCTATGACGTATACGGAAAAAACGAAGCTGTATAACGAAAACGTTGAATTGTACAATCAACTATCGGAATAGGAGAGATATAAATGGTACAAACAAAAGCACAAGATTTATTAAATCCAGAGGTATTAGCAAAAGAAGTAGCAGCACAATTAGACAAAGCAATCCGCTTTACACCTTATGCGGTGACGGATAACACGCTAGTTGGACAACCGGGTAACACAATCACTCGTCCAAAATACGCATACATTGGTGCTGCAGAAGATTTAACGGAAGGTGTTGCAATGGACACTGCGAAGCTATCAATGACAACGAAAGCAGTAACTGTCAAAGAAACAGGTAAAGCAGTAGAAATCACTGAAACAGCGATTATTACAAACGTTGACGGTACTGTTGCAGAAGCTTCACGCCAAATTGGTTTAGCAATTGCTGATAAAATCGAAATCGACTACTTAGCGTCATTAGAAACAGCGGTTCTAAAATCAGCAGAAGCACCAACAAGTGCATCAAACATTTTAAAAGCGATTGATGTATTAAATTCAGAGGACGACCAAGACTTAGTTCTATTCATCAATCCAAAAGACTACAGCAAACTCGTTGAATCACTTTTCACTGCGGGCGGTGCTATTCAAAACACGGCATTAACTAGCGGTCAAGTCGCTCAAATCGTAGGTGTATCAAATATCGTTCGTACAAAACGAGTAGATGAAGGTAAAGGCTACTTACAAGTGACTGGTGCAGTTGAAATCGTGAAGAAAAAAGCTGTTTCGATTGCAACAGATACAGATATTCTTGCACGTACTGTTGTTTTAGCAGGTAACATGCATTACGCTACAAACCTTAAAAACGACAACGGTGTTGTTAAGTTAGGTGTAACAGCCTAATTTAACAACTTCTTTAAAGGAGGGATTTTATGCTATTACGTCGTTATCACGAAGTAAAACGTGAACCACCAAAGCCGAAGGTGGAAGAAAAACCGAAAACAACTCGCAAACGTACAATGAAAGCGAGTGATGATTAATGCCTTTTACGGATGAAGAAATTAGTATTCTAATCGCGATTAACGGTGAACGTGCCACAGAAAAACGATTAGAGCAGTACAAAGCGCTTGCTACAGTCTATTACGACTTTGCAGTCGAGTATTGCAATAACAAAAACATCACGTTCAGACAAACGCAGATTTTCCTTGCAAAAGCGATCCAGTTTTATTTAAACAAGTCGGGTCTTACAGCAAGGTCCATGGGTACAGTAAGTTATTCATACACGACAGACTTGCCAACGTCCGTGCTATTTCCGCTTAAACCATTCAAGAAATTGAGGTGGTAGCATGTACGATGAATTTCCGCACACAGCTGTTGTCTTGCACTTTGTAGAAGGAACAGAAGATGAACTGGGCAATGCGCAAGATGGTGAATGGCTCACGTTATACGATGCATTTGCATGCTTTATTGATACACCAAGCGCAACCGAAAAATACAATGCGATGCAGATTAAACATCAACTAGACCGCTATATGTATTATGCGTATGGCGCTGACGTTAAACTAAATACCCGCATCCGCTTCGAGGGTGTCGAATACGAAGTTGAAACAGATGCAGAGGACCAGGGCGGCATGCATGAAATTATGCGTGTGGCATTAAAGAGGGTGAGCCAATGAGCATTACGCAATTTGGTTCAAGTAAACTACAGCGCGCAATTGAGCGTTGGGGAAATAGCGTACTCGATGATGCGAAACGTGCGGT